AGTGGAAGAGGATTTCATATTGTAATACCAAATCTTTATGGATTTGAACCATCAGAGAACGTGGCACGGGAAGTAAAAAGTACCATAGCACGTGACTTTGGAGATATGGTAGACCTTATATACGATCCAAAACGGTTAATAAGACTACCTTATTCACTGAACAAAAAGACAAATCTTTATAAAAACTACTTGACCAACGATCAATTCTTAGAAATGAATTACGAAGGAGTAGTAGAATATTGTAAAGAACTGCGATATGACAAACCACCATTGTTGAACGATTTTAAAGTGATCTGGGAGCCAATGGAATATAGCAGAAAAGAAGTTCCTGAAGAACGTAAGGTTCTTAGTAATTCTAAATACCCTACAAATAGTGACGTTACATGTGGACAACACATAACAAATAACGGTGCTAGGGTAGCCAATAGGCACTTAACATTACTTAGGCTAGTGTCTATATGGCGTAGGAAAGGCTTTACGCAGGAACAATGTATTTTACTTGCAAAGAACTGGATAGCTACATATCCAGACGATTTCCCTGATGAAGAAGTAGAAAGAGTAGTAATAGACACTTTTAAACAAGGATATCAATATACTTGTCAAGATGAAATACTAGAAAAACACTGTGATCCTAAATGTAAATACTACAGTCTTAAGGACTATGGACATGGTGTCCAATTAAAGAATGTTGACCAGATGATAGAATCTTATAAGAAATATATAGAAGAATCTAAATACAATAGTCAATTCAACTTTAAAGACATCATGGCTTTGTCCGATGATTATGTATTCAAGGCTGGAGAACTTGCTATTCTTGGTGGAAACACTAAGATAGGTAAGACAGCATTTGTACAATGGATCATATCACAATTTCCCGATGTAAAGACAGCGTTCATGTCATTGGAGGTAAACGAAGATCTGATATGTAGAAGATTCTTTCAATGTGCTTTAAGCATCAACAAAGAAAGCTTCGATAATTGGAATCATGAGTATGATGAGTACCTAAGAGAAAGTATGAATCATATACATGTAACTGACGATTCTCCTGACATACGTGATTATGATAAAGTAATAGAAACTTATTCACCAAAAATGCTGGTAATAGACACTATAGACACCATACCCGCTAAGTATTACAATGATGAATATGAACGACAAAACTTTATCATAAAGGAACTAAAAAGCCTAGCCAATAGACATAAGATAATAATCTTTGGCATATCTCACATATCAAAGTATGCTGCACAGCAACTAGAGAATGGAGAAAGACTAGGTATTCATAGTTTCAAGGGAAACTCTGTTATAGAACAAAAAGCTGATAAGGTCATAGGATTTGAACAAGGCGTGGAAAACGACAACATGAGAATAATATCGTCTCTTGGTACAAGGGATGAAAGCTCATTTGAAGTTAAAATGTCATTCGACTACAATACCTTTAGTTTTCAACAAATATAAACCTCAAGGGAGAGGGACAATGTTTTGCTCCTATATTGATAGATTCCGCACTTTCAATATCAACCCTCTCCCTTATCTTTCAATTAATTAAGGATAAAGATGAATCTTCAAATATTTGGATTACCTATATTCAAGTATGCTAGAATACTGAGAAATGACTATAAAGGAATAAAACTGGTACTATTTGGAGTTTTCTTGTTCACAGTTGGAATAGGAAAACACAAAGGATACCATCACCACATGTCCATAGGACTGTTCAATCTAGAACTCTTCTTTGGATTTGCATTTAAGGATAAAATGTTACCATGAGTGGAAAAGCACCAAAACAAAAAGGAAACAGAATTGAACGAGAATGTGTAAAACTAGCCAAAGAATTTGGCTTTGAATCACGTAGAGCTTGGGGATCTGATGGAAGATCACTAGGCTGGCATGAAGAAGTTGACATAGTAGTAGAACTACCCTGCAGTGAAAACGCAGTAAAAAGTCACCCTTTTAAATTTCAAGTAAAAGGTCGTAAGTCTATTGCGAACTATCTAAAGCCATGTGATGAAGTATATGGACAGATTCTCAAAGAAGATCGTAAAGAACCATTAGTAACAATACGATACGGAGACTTGTTAACGCTCTTTAAGAGGTTAACGGGCTAACCCTCTTTGTCTGAAGATTGGATTTTCCATAGGAAAAGACGGTTAAGAAAAGAGGACGGCAAATGTGGCAAGGGACAGGTTGGCGTTTGTCCCTTGTCAAAAACTGGAGAATAATATGAGATATTACTGGGAAGTTTTATTTAGTACGGAATATTTCCCGTACTGGGAATTCACTATGCTTATGATGCTTGCATTGCAACTAAGTCAACTATGGAGACTGCATAGAATAGAAAACAAATTAGACGAGTATCAAACAATGTATCATGAATTACTTGAGGAGATCGAAAACATAATGGACAAATTCGATAATGAATAAATACACTATCAGTAAACCTATCTGGGATGGTGGATATAAAGAAAGATGTATAGGTATAGCTGAATTCAGACTACCATGTGTAGTAGATATATCCTATACAGATAAACACGACAATCTAGTATATCCAGATAAATATTTGGTTACACGTGAATTTGCACAAAAGTTTGATAAGAAAAAGGTAGGAGCCAATGTTGAACTAAGGGTCATACCTGTTAGCAAACTAGAGAAATACGAGGAACCTAAAGACAAGAAAGATAAAGAGATAGATGAACTCGCTGCTATGTTGTCAAGAGCATTAGAATGCTTAGATGAGATCATAACAACACAAGCGAGCAGTGCAAAGTATCGTAAAATGGCTAAGGATGCTATACAGAAGATACTAAAGGATAAAAACAATGAGTAAACCAGAACATGATTATGGTTACGGATTCAATGAAACAAACTCAATACGAATAGTGTGGTGTATTGATGATGTAAAAGACATGTCTAAGAATATGGAGTTACCTATCAAGCTAACAGATGATGACTGTATGGATATATTATCAATAGTAGACAGCCAACACGATGCAAGTATTGGCGTGAATTGGAATACTATACAGTGGGCTATTGAAAGTCATGTTGAAAAAAACTTGGGATACCCAGACCACTGGGATACCGCAGCAAAAACAATGAGGAGCTAAATGGTAAGTGATTGTTGTAATGCAGAAATAAAATATCAGGACATATGTTCTAGCTGCTTAGAACATTGCGATATAATATATGAGGAGGAGGAATAATGCTCATAATAGACATACCAAACTGGATCATGCTAGTATCATGGTTTGTTGTATTGAACTTCTCTCTTATAGTAATACTAATACTGTGGATAATATTCTTAAACAAACGTGATATGCGTAAAGAAAACAAAAGGCTCTCTTAACCGAGAGCCTTTTTTCTTTTATACGTAAGGTATTCTGCACCCTCGTAAGGATTAAATATGGTAGTGATCAATCTATTATCGTCATCATCGTACTTAGGATCGATGATCGTAACAGGAGCGTTGAATATATTTTTATCATCTAGACCAAGCTTATCTGCATATTGATCTATCATTTTAAATGATGCTACCTGTAAAGCATGTGATATCAAACCCGATGCTGGGTCTTTAAGAACCTGATAACCTGAAACATGTGTATGACCACACGTAAGAATGTGGTCTTTCCATCCCATCTGTGCTGCTTTAGCTACACCATGAGCAGTATTCCACATTGAATTACCTTTGAATACATGCCTAGCATTTATTCTTACTTTTTTTCCATTTGGAAAAGAAAGATTAAGCCTAGCACCCCATTGTTCATAGACTCCCTTGTGATCTCGCATAATAAATTCTAAAGGATCACCATCCCCTGACCAAACATCATGATTACCAGCAACCAGATATAACCATTCAACTTGATTTACAAAATGCTCTGTTAGTCTCCAGCTTTCTTTTGCTGATGTAGATTGCTGTCCGTATAAATAGGATAATCTACCTATCCAGTTATTTTGTACATCACCAAGATTCCCACCAAAAAGACCTTCTGTTTTATTTATAAGATTACACAAAGAATATATTTCAGCGATGTTAGTACCATCGTCATCAATATGAGGATCACCAAAATGGCATATCCCTATAGGACCTTTCATGTTGATCTTTATATTGTATAGTTTTCTATCTTCTTTTGATCTGGTCTTTTGCTCATACTTTTTCTTACGCATTTCAATGAGTTCGTCAATATTTAATAACTCACTTTCTTTTTTCTCGCCAGAAAAAGGAGATTCTTCAAGAATGCTAGGTTTTAATGTTTTCCTGCCGCAAGCAGTACATAACCATTGTTGTTTTTTTGATTCGGCTCTATAAACAAAACCGCTTTTATGAATAGAACGTGATCCGCAATGACGGCAACCTATTATATTACCATCTGAGTCTTTAACTATCTTCATCTTATGATCAGTTATTTAGACTTATTAGAACGTGATCTGGTTTTTTTACTATCTTTTATATGTTTTCTTCTGTCAATTATAAGATCTGACAGGTTTTTATGAGTTGGCATATGTTCTCCTAAAAAAAGTAGGTCTAATTTGCCCTATATGGACGTTTCTCCATAATAGGCATACCTACTATAGCTTTAAATATCATTGTTTTTTCTTACGTCTATTAGCCATCTTCTTTAAGGTGTTAGCTAATCTAGACTGTTTTTTGGCTTTAGTATCAACATATTTGGATACGAGTATATCAGATGCCTCTGTAAAAACTACAGGTTCTTTGGTTGGCTCTTGTATCCATGCCTTTTTGCCTTTGGTCTGGTTATATGTTCTTGATCCGGGCACTATGCTTTTTTAATGTAGCCTTGATCTAAAAGATTGTCAAAGACATCTTGCATGTTGAACATGGTAGCACTTTGCATTACTTCCTGAACCTCTGGAATATTTGCAAGTTTATATTTTTCTCCTTTATGTTCAATATCAAGCCAATCAGAATCTCTAAGCTTAACAGTACCGTATCCAAAAGAATCTTTATCCCCTTTGCTTCTTTCATACGCCTCTTCTTGTTTCTTTTTGCTTCTTTGATAAGCTTCTTCTTCTATATACTTTGAACCAAGATCTCTTTCATAGGCTTCTCTTTTCTCACCCCAAGGATCAAATTGTATTCCACCACCTGTCATGGCTTCAGTAGCCTTGTCTACTCCGTATGCTCCCGCACCTGCTGCGAGTGCTCCGGGTCCAAGTAGTTTAAGTAATCCCATCATAGTTAATACCTTTTTGCACCTTCTGAGCTTACCCCAAATAATTCAAATTCATCTTTATTTGATGGCTGTATGTTTGAAACAACTCCAGTGCTCTTTGCCTTCTCAATTCCAGATATAGTATCCTGTAATTGTTTGTACATTCTAGTGAACTCTTCTTGAGTTATCTCTCCCATAGACAAAAGCTTATCCAGCTTAGATCGTTCCATCTTTAATAGATCTTCTTGGCTTATTGGTTGCTCTGTACCAAAACCAAATTGATCTTTTCTAAATGCCATTTTTAATTCTCCTTATTGTCCCAATCTTCACCTTCAGATTCATAAAGGTCATCGATGGTTGATTCTATGTATTCTTTACGCATTTTTTCCAACTGTGCTCTGTCATAATCCCGTCTGAATTTATCTGTTGGGATCCTTACAAACTGTTGCATACCCCTACCAAAGGTTGTGCCGTAAGGTTCGTTGAATGTTTTATCAACAGACCTTGCGAATCTTCCAAAAGGAAATAATGTCCAAGCTTGGTAATCTGCAAATCTTTCCCAATCTCCATTGAGTAACATTACTAAACTTTGAGGTATACGTGCAATAGGTGGAGTAATGATTTGGAGCGGTGCAATAGCCCTAGGATATGTACCAAAGAAAGCTCTTTCTCGCTCTCTCTTATCTCCCCACATCAATTCACCAGTCTCGATCATCCAGTCAAATGGAGGAGGAGTAGCTACATCAAAAAGGCTATATGCATATGCAGAGCCTAATGCCATAAGCATTGCATTGATAACAAATAGACGTTGAAAATCATCATGAGCTTTAGTACCGGGTTTGAACCCGTACAACTTAGCCTGTCTATATATCTCTCTTTGAAATGCTATTTGATTCTGGACATAGTTCTTGAATCTTGTAAGAACCTTACCAGTAGCAGTACGCATAAAAGCACTTCTGCCAACACTATGATAAACGAATTGCGTTGCTTCCACACCTTTCAATGCATGTTTTATAACTGCATCACTATTCAGATCTAATTGACCTGCCATACCATTAAAACTATCTCTCATCTGCAGCATGTGAGATAAGAATGCATTAGCCCTAAGCCATCTTTCAGATGCCTGCATGGGGAATGCTCCTAGCTCAAGTATCTTTTCAGTAAGACCGTGCCTACGGGCAAGCTCCATGATCGTTTCTTTATTAGGATCTGGATTCTTTAATAAGAGCTTATTGAAATCTTTAGCGAACTCATAAAGAGCTTTCTTGTTTTTCATCACCCTTACTTTTGGGTTGAAATCAAGTTCGTTCTTTATATATTGTTCTATAACACCTTTCTCAATGATCCACCTCTTCAGGTCTTTCTTTGTTTTTACAAAGCTTCCATCTTTAAATTTTAATTGATAGTCGCCATTCTCATTCTTAAGGATATTCTTTTCAAGATATTTAAAATTTGTAGACCTTAGAAAATTTCTAAGACCTGTCTTTGTAACTGTATTCAAAGAACCACCAAATAAATTACCAGTAGCAACACCAGTATTAGCAAGTAATGTCAATAACTGAAACTTTGCTTCTACTGCACCTAGGTCATGTATGATCCTAGCCAATTTCTCAGCTCTCGCTTGATCGTTCTTAGGAAGATTAAATGGGAGTTTATCAGTGCCAAAGAATTTTAATATACGGTCAAGCTTCTGTATCATCTCATGATCGCTTGTCTGATAGTACATATTCTTTTTTAATTTTAGAGGGTCACTATTCTCCATTGACCTCAATACCCAATCAGAAAATGTTGTTTTGTATCCAAGAGAATCCCGTAGGTACATGCGGTAAAATTCAGCATGATCCTTTGTGTACTTACCAAAAGGTTCTTTTGCTGTCATTCTGTCTATTTCAACATCTCCCATAAGTGCAGCAAGGTTTTTTAACCTAGACTTAACAACGCCTTCTTTATACATTTTAATAGCATCATATTCTTTCATATAGGCTGGATATTCTGATTGTCTTTCAAGTATATTTTTAGGTCTTGAAAAGAAACCGATACGAACTAAGTCGGAAATAATACCAGCAACATCTTTAGATGTCATATCTACCTGTACAAGTGCTTCATGCATATGAGACTCACCAAACTTTGTTGGATGTGACATAGCATCACTTAAGTATTGGTACTTACTTCTTAAAGCAGGCTCTAAAACAGAGCGTAACAGATCAATATTCTTTGTATCTTTATAAGCATCTATGATCTTAGTTAATTTTTCAGAGGATTCTGGATTCATTAATCTAGCTTGAGCTTCTAGATATTCTATAACCTCTTCTGGTTTGCTCAAGGCTTTTGATAATTCTGCTTCATAAAGCTCTTGTTCATGAGCTTGTAGCTTTCTTTTCTCTGCTTTGGTTAGCCTAGTTCTCCAAACATGTGGAAAATATGTTTCCTTATTATATCTTCCTATAGGTCTAAACTTTGTATCTAATTTCTTACCATCTTTGTTTTTAAGATTACCCTCTCTGTATGCCTTTCTAATATCCGATCCTTTACTTAATCCACTAGCTTTGAATAATTCATTTTTATTCTTATTGCCTATAATCTGCTCAAGCCTGTACTCGTACTGTGCTCTGTATATAGCTTCAAGGGGTATATTTTTTATGTCCTTACCTTCCCAAGCTGGTCTAATTACTTTCTTATAAAAATTCTCAAAATCAAACTTTCCATTACGCCATATCATATAGTCATTTAATTTTACAACAGTAGCTGTATTTATATCAGTCTCTACCTTATCCCATTTATCTGAAAGATAAACATACTCATTCCCAAATTCTTCAAGATCATCACGTATCCTTCTGGTCAAAGATTCAAGCATTTGCTTGCCAGTAAATTTCTTTTGCTGACCTTTTTCTTCTATATTGAATGTTCTATTTAAATATTCTTTAGGTATCTTATCAAGTGTGGTCTTGCCTTCCATTATATCTACAGCCTTATTGAACAATTCAACTCGTTCATTAGGCGTAAGACCTGATAAGGTTCTGTATGTAGACTCATCCATCTTATTTAATACTGTAGAAACCTCATTCTCAGATTGACTCACCATCTTACTTAACCATTCACGCATCGCACCGTGCGTAGACATAACACGCTTTACATCTCTTATAACAACCCTGTCCTTACTTTTTACAGGCATATTGGCTTGCTTGAATATATTGACCTCATAAGCCAGTGTCTTTTTATCTAAGGTTGTAGGTCTATTATAATAGAATATCCTTTGTATACGCATAGGATCTCTATCTTTAGTTGATGGAAAATTGTCTTTTACAAATCTATCTATCCAACCTTCTTTGAACTTTGGATTATAGTATTCAAAGAATCTTAAGAGGTTTGAAACATCGTTCTTTGTCATGGTGCTAAAGTCTCTAGGAGCAGCCTCGAATTCATACGTATACATAATGAAAGCATCTTCTGGATGTTCAGCCCAGTAAGGATGTTCTGCCATGTGATCTTTTAATCGCTTGACCTTAGCATCAAATACAGGATCACCTACAAAGTCTTGTCCCATGAACTTGGTAAAACTATCATCTATTTTAGCATAGTTAGATGGTCTATGTAGATATTCTTTAAAAGCCTCTATTTTATCTGCCTGTTTAACTGCAGGTTTCTTAGCTAATGTTGTTACAACATCTAGCTCATTGAACACATCTTTAACAGCTTTGTTACCTATCTGTGGAGACTGCCAAGGTATCCTACTGAAGATCCCAAAACGCTGACCTTTTGCAAATGGACTAAGTAAATATATATCTAAATATTCTTCAAATTTTGTAGGGTCTATACCTTTCTCACCCAGTTCTTGTCTTATGCTATTTTTAAGAGCAACAACTTCGCTATCATAATCTGTAAAATAAGTATTCTTATGTTCGCCTTCTGGGTCACGGTCGATATTTTGATATTTCTTTTTTATAATATCTGCTTTATCTGCAAGTGATTTTAAATTTCTTTTAACGTCTGCAGCATTACCACCCTCAGCAAGTATCTTAGCTTCTATAGCATGAGCTTTTTTAACCAAAGCCATAAAGCTTGCTATTTTAAGATTCTCTTTCTGTAGCATTTCAGTAAGGTTTTTCCAGTCTCCTGTTAACGCTGCCTTCTGCCTTAATGCTTCTAGGTTCTTTGATAAAGATATCAATCTATCTCCAGCAAGTTCTCTTGCTAATGGATCTTCTGCTATGAGCTTATCTAAAGACTTAATAAGGTTTATATTTGAATCGTGAGGATGTGTGAATATCATTTTATGCACACCATCCTTACGTGCCTTATAAGTAATAAGGGTCATTATATTTGGAAACTTGTATTTAAAATTGGGACCAACTTGAGTATCACCAAAAAGCCTTTCTTGGAATTCTGCAAGATCCATTGATTCTCCAGTTCCCTTTTTACTCATAGCATTAGGCTTCATTGTTTGACCCATCTTATAAAGCTTTCCAAGGTCTGTATTGCTTTTAATTCTTTGATAATCTGCCTGAGCAAATGTATCTCTCATTGCTTCATACTTAGGATCATTCATCCAAGACGCAGGCTTGAATTCTACATCAAAAGCCTGTTCAAATAACAACCTAGGAAACCGCACATATGATCTCATTTTAGGATAATTACCAGCATCTGCAGAACGGTTAAGCATTTCTCTACCATAAAGCCTTACGTTCTCACCTGCATTCGGCTTAAGGGTTAATATGTATTGTCCAAGATTTCTTTCATAATTCAATTTGAATGTTTCTTTTCCAGCATCATTCTTTAATTTGGGATGTATATCAACTACAAGCTTTCCGTCATTTGCTGCTGCCATGTCAACCAAAGCTTGGATAGTTGTTCTATTATTGATAGCCCAGCCTATACCATTATTGCCTTCATATACATTCCTTGCAACCTCTTTTCTCATAGATGGAGAAAATATACTAGCTGGATGTAGGTAAGTATCTTGGTCGGAAACGTCATTGAATATAGGATCCATGTCCTTAGACTTTCCGTCTATGACCTTACCGTCTTTTTCCCATTCATTCTTAACTTTCTTATAAGCATTCTTTACCTTACTGTCGAACCCATGATAAATAAATACTGAATCTGAATCCTTATCCATACCGCCTAGATAAGCATCGTCTTTAGGGTGAGTTAAAACAGCGTTACCTTTTCTACCTGTAAACCCTTTAAAGACAAGAACCCTAGCACCACTTGATGAATCAGCAGGGACACGTATAACAACAAATTCGCTATCAAACTTATCAATAGCTTTCTTTACTTTACTATAGATACCAGCTTCTTTCATTTTATTTACCTTAGCTGGGTTGTTAAGCATCTGTTTAATACGCCAAATTTCGCCAAGGTAGGCTTTATTTCCTTTTTTCTTAGGTAGTATAGCCTTTACTATTTTAGCGTCAAAATCAACGGGAAATCTTTTCATCCCGTCATCCATCATGAATTCACCTTCATTGATCTTCATGGTTCTTAATTCTTCTACACCATATGGCATAGCCCAACCCTTGCCAGAGTACTTCCATTTAGGTCTTAAATACCTATCTATCATATATCTTTTGTAAGTATGTTCCCAAAACTTACTAGTTGCTTTAAAGCCATCAGCAACTGCGTCTGTTGTTCCTACGGTATGAAATATTCTTTTATTTCTAAATATATAGTCCCGCCATTGGTCATCTGTGAAATTAAGATCAGCTTCCCCTTGATCACGTTCTGTGGATACACGCATGATATGATCACGTATGTGTGTTCTTAAATCTTTTAATTCTTTACCCTCAGATGTTAGGATAGAATGAATATTTTTAAGTGATATCTGGTCTACGTTTAATTTTTTAAAGTCTATACCAGATGTTGGATCTTTAATGTATTGTTCTATTTTTGCATTCTGAACTGGGTCTCCATCGATAAGAGGTTCATAAAAAGTTTTAAATACATGCTCAGATATCTTACCATGTTGCTGTTCATTAAGGTTTCCAAATAACTGTCTTACTATCATTTGAGGAGATACAGACTTGATAGGATTTTCATAGACACCAAGGTCTAGTCTAAAGTCTGAAATAGGCATTTGTCTAATATCTAATTCGCCTAACGCCACATGTCTTCCATCTACATAATCGTATTTACTTTCTTTAATACCGCCTTTATGTTTTGCGGCTGAAGACATTAGAATCACATCAAGATCATTCTGTAACATAAACTCATTCATAGAATCTGATGCTTTTCTACCAGCAGACTTACCTATTAAAACACCCGTTTCTGTTCTGGTCACAATACTAGGCTTAAGCATTCCAGAATCTTCCATGAGATCTCTAACGAATTCTTCACCTTTTTTAAATCCTGAATTCTTTACTATCTCATTCCAAACGTCTTGTCTTATATATATAGTTCCATCTGTTTGAGATTCATATGGATACTTATATGTTTTAACGCTACCGTCTGCTTCTTTAACGTCTTGTTTGTACCACATATCTGGGAATTCATTTTCCTTGGGTACATAATCTTTTAACACAGTAATGTTTAAAGTATTCTTTCCATTGATATCAAAATTCAAAGGAATATTCTTAGTGTGGAACATTTGTTCACGTTTATTTCTGTCAACAACATTCCTAGCACCAACTTTACTATTCATAAGATTACCTATCATAGTAAAGCCACGTTCATCTCCACCTACTGTATATAATCCATGACGCTGTGCTTCCCATAAAACATTGCTTTTCCAAGATTTTTTATGTCTATCGATTATATTACGTTCCATAACCTCTGATTCAATAGCATCTCCGAACCATTCTAATTCTTTGCGTTCACTTTGATTGTAGTTATCATATAGTTCGCTTTTATATTGGTTCAATAATCTTTTCTGCTCACCAGCAGATAGGTTAGGATTTTTTTCTAAGGCTTCTCTTAATTGACCCCTTGCTAAATTTTCAACCATTGTATCAAATCTGATCTGATTAATATCAGGGTGAAAAACACTTACTTTTAAAATACCCTTATCTTTAACACCTCCATCTATATACATATTATTTGAAGCAAGGTGATCTTCTATTGCATACCAGTCATGTTCTTTTACATTGTAATCAAGCTTACCAGTCTTAAAGTTTGGAACGCCCTTGAAGGGCTTTGTTACAATGATACGACCATCAGAATCTTTTCTACCAGAAACATTAATATATTGAAGGGTTATTAATTCTCTACCATCTAGTATATCTGCTGGAATATCCCACGCTTTACCATCTTTTGTAACGGGAGAGATACCATCCATTTTAGTACCTTTATAATCACCGCCTCTGGGAATAGCTTCTATGCCTATTATTGGTCCATCGGGTTTACCATCTTTTCTAAAGATCTGAACAAGCATCTGTTCTCTTGCAGATGACCTAGGGTCTGATTCTTGCTCTGGAAATGGATCTTCCCATTCTTTAAGGTCAATAACAATACCACCTTGAACTATCCTACCAGCCTGTTCACGTGCTATGTTATTTATATCTTCTTCGGTTGGCTTTCTGCCATATCTTTTTTCTGCGGCAGTAGCTAAATGGATCTCCAATTCTTCTTTTGTTTCCCAAGCACCTGTCTTCATCATGCTGATACGAGCCTGATCTGCTGCCTGTTTATATACATATGATTTTGTATCTTTAGATAGCTTGTCAAACTCAGGATTCTTCTCAGGATAGAATACCCTATCTGGTCTACCTGATGCAATATCCTCTGCGTAGAATTTCATTCCCTCTTTTTCATAAGAAGGTCTTGCTTGGTATCCAAAGAATCCGCCTAATAAATATTGATATAACTGCATTTCTATAGGCATATCTTGAAGAGTTGTAGGCAGTCCTGTTATCATTGAGCCAATACCAGTCTTGATCATGCGTTCTGCTCTTTCATGATTCGCATAATTTTTACTTTGTAATAAAGTACCTATCTGCTTAAAGTTTCCAAGACCGCCAAATGCACCACCTGCTATTGTACCATGTATCATTGAATTAAGTATCTGATCTGGTCCGCCCCAGAAACTACTAACACCACTAGCAACGCCTAAGTGAACAGCATCGTTGAAAACACCACGAGCTGCACTACCACGTTTCATATATTCAAGGGATTCAAGACCAGCTTTGGATATACCTTTGTTTACAAGGTCACTTGCTTTATCACCAAATAGCATAGGAACAGAGAACTTGTTAACAACCTGTGCACCAAAAGCACCTTTTTCTAATGCTCTTTCTACGCCCATCATACCAAGTTTGGATGCACCCCTAGCCATTCCTTTAAGAGGGATAGCTGCTATACCGGGAGCGAAACCAACTAAGTGACCAAGGGAATGTGCGATAGCCTCATATGTATTACGAGGTTCTCTGCCAACTGGAATAGTAGTAAAGCCTTCGGCTACACCACCGATAGCTGTTTCTACTGTATTACGAAGATTGAAATCTGAAGATACTCGATTGAACTTGAGATCTACTTGCTGTGCTATTTCCTGAAGCTCATCAACCTGTTCTTCTGTGAACTGCATAGGATTAGCCCTATACATGTCAATAAGCTTTTTGACACGATATGACTCGCTATAGAGTGCCATTGTTTAACCTACAAATACGTAGGTCCGAAACTCATATTTGGAGATGCTCCCTGTCCAATTAATAGGTCATTAATTCTTGTTTGCATATAGTCACCTACACTGCTTGTTCTATAAGGAGGTAGAAGATTGCGACCACCAGCAGTTAATTGAAGTGGAGTTGGTGGACTAGGTAATCCTAGCCTACCAGTTAATTGTAAAGGAGCTGGAACCAAAGCACCACCACCTTCGTAAGGAGGTAATAAGCCTCGACCTGTATTCGTAATACCTTCAGATGATTTACGAACTATATCTCCTGCGGGTGCTGTTCCACCACCTTCTGGGCTAAAGCCGGGAGCTTTTTTCATTGCTCGATATCCTCTGATGCCACGATATATACCTGTAGCAGTACCCACTGCACCAAGTAATCCACCTAAAGAACCTACATCACCAGCTAATTTATCACGACCAGTTTCTCCGTATACAGTTTCGCCTCTGGTTGTAGGTCGCCATTCATTCGGCAATAAACCAAAAGCTGCTATATCAGCAAAATCAAACGCTCCTTTTTGAAGAGGCTTTGATTCTCGTTGAAATTCTAGACCAAATTGATTAGAAAGACCCGCTATCATTTCAGCCTCTTGGTCTGTAAAAGACCGAGGGTCTTCATTGTATCTACGATTTAATTCTTGTACAGCTACAAAACTTAATGCCATAATAACTCCTTAAGGATAATATCCACCTGCCATTGGTGCAGACGCAAGCCCCATAAGCCCTGTTTTACCAAGCATTTGTGGTTGAAAATATGGATTGCTATATATACTCATGAATTGCTCTGGGGAAAGGTCTTTACTAATAGACTCAACGTCTCCAAAAACTTCACTAGCTTCTTTTGGCTTTCCATATTTTTCTTCTGCAATATCTTTAGCGATCTGCCTTTCGGACTTGATTATATCTTTTCCGAATATTTGCCAACTTTCTTCATTTGGTCGCCACCAATGTTTAAACGGCATATCTTCTTTTTGCTTTCTATATTCTTCATCTAATTGCATTCTTTGTTTCATTGCTTGGGTTAATGGTTCTTTTACCTTTCTCCAAGCTTGACGACCTTTCTTTTCTTCTGCAAATAACTCACCAGCTCTACCAGCTTCGGCTTCCATAATATTCATTTGCCTATCTCTCATAGTAGAATCAAAAGCAAATCTTTGTGCATCAAGATTGATAACCCTGTCTTGTTGATCTAGCTTTCTTGTCTGTAGCATTTGGTCTACATCCATCTTACGCATAGTAAGAAGAAGCGTAGGCATTTGATTTAAGAATTCATTTATATATTCGCCTGATTGATATTGTGACATTATATACTCCTTTTAACGAAACCAGTCTTGATCTGACTGTTCATCGTAATCGTCCGGTTGCATATCTGGTGCTCTATAGTTACCTATTCCAGCTGCGTCTCTTGCTAATAATCCGCTTGCAACATCCATAAATTGTGATTCCATTCTTCTTTTTGCACTTAAGCTATCTTGTGCAAATCCTAAAAGACCTGATTCCATATTTTGACCATAAGCTGTATTGATACCACCAATACTTCTATTAAGGTTATAACCTTGCCTTCCAAAACCTCCGCCTCCTACAGAACCAAAACCTTGACCACCACCTAATCCAAACATTTGACCCATAGCACCAGCTCTTGCTTGATCCCATGTCTGTTGAAGACCTGCTCTAGCCATTCCAATATCTTGTTGATATTCGTCTGATATACCAGTAAAGAACTTTCCTAGTTTCGTAGGATCAACTTCAATTCCTCTGCTTTCTAGAAAGCTTTGAAAGTCCATATTGGGATTAGTTGTATTACCAAGAGCAGATTGAAGCCAAGGATTTGTATGTTGAGGATTACCGTTCATTAATATATTGTCATTGGTTGAGGTGTTGTTTGATATGGATTAAATTGCTGGTTCATTTGATAAGGATTACCACCAGTCAAGTCTAACAAGTTCCCATCTTGTGCATTCATCATTGCATCAAATTCATCTAGGCTCATATTTGAAAGCTGTGCATAATTATTTGCATAAGCATTGCTCATAACCTGATCTGCTTGACTGGTCAAACCTAAAGACTGTCTAATTTCAGGACTTAACATTCCTTGATCGCTCATTGCCTGAGCTCTTGCAACAGCATTAGAATAATTCTCTGCAGAACTTCCATACAGGTCTGGTGCAGTTGGACTATAAGGACTAGGTACATTACTTAACGGATCATCATTTACACCTAATGGGTCTGTTCCAAATTGTTGGACAGGGTCAACCCCATAAGGTCCAACCGTATTAACGGGACCGGGATCTGTCATTGGACCAAGAGTAGATGCAGCAGGAGTTCTAGCCCAGCTAGTTGGATCGGCTTTGCTAAATCCAGCTTCCCCAAACATTCCCGCATCTGCACCAGCTAAATATTCAGAAGCACCTTTTGCCCTTGCTATTTCTTCTGCCATTTCAGGCGGAAGACCAGTACCGGCTCCTCCTATTCCAAGCGATGCTTTTGCTTTTGCAAGATGAGGTTTAAAATATTTAGCCATAGTAAAAGCAGAGAAAGCATCTTTCCCAGCATCTACCAGCATTCTTTCTCTTGTACCTTTTTGATAATCTTCAATATTCTCTTTAAATGCCTCTTGATCGCCTTGACGAAAAAGAGCATCTATATTCTTGTCAGCATCACGTTCTCTTCCACCCGCTGCCGCTCTACCAATAGAACGACCAGCTAATCCACCTAAGCCAATAAGACCAGCTTGAATAAGCGGAGCCATTCCACCAGTTGCAAGACCAGCTAAACCCATACCGAGAAGCCTTCCCCAGCCACCAGCTTTCGCTGCTCTGCCACGCCTAGAAGATTCTTTTCTTTCAGCGGCTTTAAAAGCAGCTCTATCTTGTGCTTCTTGAGCTGCCATTGCGAGTTGTGCGTAACTTGACATATTATTATTCCTAATCTAATAAAATATTTTCTTATTTAACATTGTCATTATATACTTATGGTCACTTTCCATACAGAAGTTATAAACCAATCTATAGTTCCAGATGGATCAGTGCTTGCGTCTAAATAAATAGAAACCTTGTCTCCAGCTTCTACAGTTGGAGAATTATCCCAATCTGATTGATTTATCTCTATCAATGTATCGCTAGAAAGTGTTGTTGTGTATGTAAAAGTAGAAACAGTATCCCTTGTTGTATCTCCATCATCTTGCTTTACTATCTTAAATTCAAAGTCAGCTGTTGCGTCAGACAAAGTTTCAGGTCTAAATAATATTTTATGACAGGTCATTTTGTAAGGAACTAAAAAAGAAGATGTTGAATTATCTGGAGACGTTTGTTCTCCAGTTCCTTGCCAAGGAATATAATGAGTATCTGTATTTATATCGTCTGAAAAATTATGTATAAAATATCTGTAGTCTATAAAGGTTGAAGAGTATTTTAAATTGGAAGCATTGAGAGTTTCTTCAACATTTAGATCGTTGTTCTTATACATATCAGAACGCCATAATATGCCTCGTTCTTTTCTATACCTCGAAAGCACTCCCTTACGATTAAAGAATAACACCTCTTCGCCTTCTCTCATAGACTGTAAAGATGGTTGAGCATTTACAACTCGTATCTTATCTTGCTTTCTATTATTTATAAACCTAGAAACCCTATCCATTAACCAGCTCTTTTCTTAAGCATTCTATATTCAATACCTATATCGTTAATATAAACCTTTCTATTATTTGAGCTTGTATCCATTTTTACTGCTATCTTATTGCATACAACTGGAGAACTTGGAGTAAGCTTTACAGTTGCCCAATTCGTAGCAGATGAAGCAATAGTACCACTTAAAGCATGCGATGAACCATCGTCTTCTTGTAATGTAAAATAACCAGTTAAAGCATTGTCTGATTTATAGGTTACGTAAACAGCATATACTTTTTTTGTGGTAGATGGATCACCGAAATCATATTCTTTTGTTTCAAATTCACAAGTATTAGCAGCCACTGTTCGGTACAGCTTGTAAAAATCAACAGCAGCTCCGCTATCATTTGCTATTAAAATATTATTATCTGTATCTATTGGGTTTGTATTTCCGTCATTAGCAACGCTTACAAAATCTGTTGTTTTGACAAAGGTTCCTTTTCTAAGATCTACTGTTATACCAGACGCTGCACCACTTAAGCTCTTGATAATATAGGCAAGAGATTCTAGTTCGTCATATATGATACCTGTAGAAGTAGTTACCAACCCACTTATTGTTGATGGGCTTAATTTATTCTCTGATAAATTTTGTATCTGTTGACCATTATATAAATAGATCCCTTGCTGATTTATCCATAAAACACCATACTGAGTTCGTTTAACAGCTTCAGGATTGCCTACGCCCATGTATTTTCTAGATTCTTCTAAGAACCAGCTTGTATCATCTGGATTGGCTATGTTGATAATGTCAAGACTGTATCGTTTAAAGGCTAATAGCCTATCGCCATATGAATCTATTGCAGTATATGAATCTGCATCACCTTTAGCGGCTTCGATAAAATTATGATAAGGAAATGTATCATATCTATGTGGCATTGAATACATGATCCTATCTGGGAAATGTGTTGTTGTTGACCCTTCTTTTGTTAAACCTGTATTTTCATCTTTTATATTTACGTTGCAAACAAAAGCCCTATTATTAGCGACAACAACATCTTTCCAATATTCACCACTATCACCTATAGCATGACTAAATATATTAGAAGAAAAACCATTGATCATTTCGTAAGTAATAGCACCTAGTTGCTTTACTATAAAATTATTAGCAGCATGATTAAAATCTGGACAAGAATATACTCCACCAGATATGGTCAATGTGGTAGAGCCACCACCACTACTTGCAGTATTTTGAGATAAAGTAATAACATTACTTCCATTATGACTTGCTATTGTTGTGCCCGCTTCTATATTGCCACCAGTTATGGTCATCCCATCTACTAAATAAGTAACATCAGATACGCTCGTTATGGATGTACTGCTATTGCCCGTTGTTCCAGTAGGTGTAAATATACCATTATCCCATACACTATGATCGTCTGTGAACTTGGTTCTACATCCTTTTGTAAGGTCGATATCTACAAGCATTACCCATTCTTCATCTGTATCCTGCTTTCTTATATATATCCTACCACCAGATATTCTAGGATCAAACGGTCCAACTGTTCCAATACATAATGAAAGAACTTTAAGGTCATCTGATTCGGTTATTGTATGTGTATCAGTATAGACAGTTGGTAGCGATTCTTGATTTCCATCATATACAAATGTTTGAGCAAGTTCATATATACCAGAAGATATAAGCCCGTCTACGTCTGTTTCGGTGGTTATGGCTACATTGAATCCAGTACCAGCGTCTAAAGAATCGTACGTTGCACCATCTGAGCTTTTGTACTTAACAAGAACTCCAGCTGTTCCTGTGGATGATTTTACATGTCCTTGAGTTGGCTTTGCTAACGTATTATCTTTTGCGTAATATGCTAAATAAGAGTTATCTCCAGTATCGCCTTTCCAGCTACTTGCAGCAGCCGTTTTTTCAAAGTGTCTTCTCTGTATCCATCCATACCACTGTATCTTAGAATTGTTCTTATCTGCAGTATCACAACACCTAATAGCATCTTCAACTGTATAATATTTTACCTTTGAATTCGTTCCACTAGCATCTGACCTTAATGTTATGCTGTCTTCTTGCCAATTTGTACCAGCTGTATTAACAGAATAAGTATCTATTTTATGCTCTGCTGGATTGGCTAATAATATAACTTGATCCCCATAAGCAGTTCCTTTAAGGGTTGCACCCCAAAAGTCTTGAGGTGCTGTTTCGATATTAATAGATAAAGCTTTATCAAATATGATATTGCTACCATTTGTATCAACTACAGTATATACACCTTGAGACTCAGGGCTTAGTCCATCTGCTGTAAACGTTGTGGACGTAAGCAATACTTGAGTTCCAATAGGAAATGAACTAGCTAGATTTTGCTGAGTACCGTTTGATCTGTATTCTAATTCTTTATATTCACCACCAACTTGACGTGCAATAAATCCATAGGCAGAACCTTCATTGTCATCATCTCCTGCTATAGAACTTGTTTGAGAAACTGTAACAGGATCTCTTACGTGATCTGTTTCAAGATATCCAAGACCATACCCAGCTTCTATTGTTGAAATGTGTGAACTGTTATAAGCACTTACCTTATTATTGGTAGAGTCTGTATTGATATAAGCAGCAGATATAGAACCTTGTTTATCGACCCTAAGATTTTCAATATCTTGGAGTTCGTTATTTGCTATATCAGCAGGGTCCTTTAAAGTGTTCAGTCCACCACTGAAATCTTTTATTTGAAATATCTGCTTTGGCATACATTACTCTTTCAATTCAAAATGCACAAGGTCATCAAAATTGTTATCTTTTGTTGTTCTTTTACCTTTATACATACTTGATGCATTCCAGTCTCCACCCCATCTTACATCAACCCCCAACTTTGAGGCGATTCCCAAAACGAAACCGCCCAAATAATGGAAATCATCACGAGCATCCCAGTCAATAGGATAAGGAGCGATATCCACAGCTTTTCCGAGAACATGTTTACCAAATTTTGTTTTAGACTTTCCTTGCTTAACAAGTTCATTTTGCCTCTCTTGACTTCTAAGACCCTCTATTACAGTGATATCAAAGTGTTTAACTACCTCGTTTAAGACATTAACAAGTTTAGAATCGACACCACGCAATCTTTCCCTACTTCTTTTTCCGAACTTTGGCATAGTTATTTTCCTTTAAATACACCTTCTAATACATCCGTAACAACATCTACTACTTTTTCAAAAAATATCTGTTCTTTATCTTCAGACACAAACGGAATGTCAATTCTTTTATTGATAGCACTAGCTATTTTTTCTGTCATCTCTTCAGATCCAAGATGATTAACAGCTTCTTCTCTCATTTTATCTGCTTGAGCTTCAGCTAGTTCAACTAACATTTTCTTTAGGTCCATATTAAGACTCCTTCATTTTCTTTGCTTTTAATATTAAGTAATAGATATTGATCGCAAACATAATGCACATCAATACTCCTGATATAAGATCTGTATAGTAGACCATACCTAAGCCCGTACTTAATCCTGTTACTTTTAAACTATCCATTAGCTCCTTCCATTTATACGACTCATAGAGCCTTTTAATTCTGATACCTGATTATCAAGATCATTTATTTCTTTGGTGATAGCATCAAACTTTCTATCTAGTTTATCATCTGATTGGTTCCACCTGTTGATAAGTTTTATTACCATGCCTTCCATGTTTTCAAGTGTTTCACTCTGACCTTTATTCTCGATCTTTAAATTTTCTAATGCTTGTTGCTGTGCTTCTGATTTTTTAGATAAGGACATAACAAGATATACAAACATAACTCCAACCACACCGATCATTCCTGCTTCACCATATATTGCCATAAAATCCATTATTTCTTCTTCTTTTTACCTAAAGCTTTTTCGTACCACTTTAACTCTTCTTCCATCTCAGCAAATCTTTCTTGCTCTTCTACTATGTGTTTTTCAACTAACTCTGTAATTGTATTATTAGCGTCTGACATTTTTCTCTCTAACTCTGCGATCCTTTGAATAACTGAGTAATATGAATAAACAAGACCTGCAATAACCACCGCTGATTGAAGTAGCCATTTAATATTAATTGATATAACGGCATTATCATCAACGACTGTACCTCTGTAGCTTCGTGCAGTTTCAGGCTTCCCACTCACTTAACCTCCCAGCCACATACTGACCAACCAGAATCGCATCCAGTTAAACTAATCAATATAAACATAATTAATAGGAATGTCATAACTCGTACTAACAACTTTAAAATCTCCGCTTTTTAATTTTTTTATCTTATAGTTCATTTAGAACTCCACAGTTTAGACTTGAACCATTTTTTAAGCCTTTGAAACAAACTTAATTTTTTAGGCTTCATCATGTTTAGCCTTTTCTTTATTCGCTTTGTTCTTCTCATCCTCTGTAAGCTATGCATGTTGCTGTAGAATCTGTATGATTAAGGATAGTTGCAAAATTACCATATAGGATCTCTCCCGGTATCAAATAAAAATAAGCAGAATTAAGATTGTCTCCAATATTGCAAGTTGCTTTTAATTTTAAAAATTCAGTAGTTCCGCTACTATCTTTACCTAACGCCTGTATTGCAACCCAAGAACCTGAGTCTGGACTTGAATAATTTGTATCATGTTCTGCGATAAGATCAAATCCCATTTGACCAATAGCCAAAGACGTTGCTTCAGCTGCAGTATATTTTCTAATTCCTTTAGCCATTACTAACTCCTACAATACCATCCACCATGCCATAGCAGTTTCTACTATGAGATCAGATGCTGTGTTATACGCCCATTTTTCTTTGGAGCCATAGGTTTCCTCGTCTCCTTCAACAAACCACTCAAATATCTCCCATAGAACGCCAATAATGAATACTCCCATCACACACCAAAAATCACTCCAGTTGAACCATTGGAATATTTTACATAAAAATGCACCTGCTGCTAAATGATAACTGGTCCAGCAATCAAGCTGCCCTGTTCTTATCTGCCATGATACTAATTTCGCTACTGGATTGTTCATTATCTCTTTATAAAATTTGCTATTATATTATCGTTTACATCGTAATGATGTCCTATCCTAGATAATAACTGAGCTTTTGTTTCAGTGTTTCCATAAGATATATTTCTTTTATCATAAAAATCTTTTATTTCTGCTTTTGTATTGGAATCTGAAGGGTAGTCATTTTGATCTGTCGCTATTCCATTTATCAAATGGTGTTTACCAATAAGCAGTCTTCCATGCCCATCTCCGTGTTTTTTAGCACATTCAGATACATAGAACTCTTCGATAACCTTAAAGCTATTGCTTCTTTTTTCAATCTCGCCATCTACATCTACAAAATATGAATAAGACGAAGGGTATGTCAGAGTCTCCTTGGTTCCATCAGGATAGGTCTTTACACGGGTAGCACCCGGGGTTGTATTTTTATGGAGCCTAATATGATGACCCTGACTACACCTTCTTATGATCATTGTTTACCAGCTTTCTTTATTAATAACCACTACGCTTTTTGGTTTTCTTTTTAGTTTGTGTCTTTTTTTTCTTAGACGATTTGCCGTATGTTCCTTTAGGCATAATTATAATCTCCTATTTGTTATTTACCAACTTTCTTCATTGCTAATTTATGAGAGTCAGTAAATGTTTTACCTTTTTTCATTAAAGAAACCATTTCTTTTAAATGCTTACCAGTATGATGCTTAGAATGTCTTTTCATATAAACCACTTAATGAAACTCCTTTAATTTTCATGCTTCATCCTTTACTTCTTCAGGTTCTAAAGCTTTTTTAAGCTCTGCTAAACCTTTTTGGAACTTCTCTACAAATGCTTTTTCACATTCAACTAATTGTTGTCGCATGAAAGCATTCGTATTCAGCTTGTTTTGTATATCTCTTACATGGTCTTGGTTTAATGCAACCTGACCTGCAAGTTCTTTTTGTGAATCAGTCATATCTTCGATGATGTATTCTTCTCCATCAAGATTCAAGACTGGCTTTTGTTCTTTTTCTTTTTTCGCCATTATTGACTCCTTGTTAGTTAATTAAAGTTTTTTAAAATCTTCTATTGCTTTTGCTAGTTCATCACTTTCTGCTTTTGCACTTACAATCTCTGAATCATAACGAGCCTTTTCTATTTCTAATTCAGATAAAGACCATTCTTGTTTTGAATCATCTAAGGCTTCACCAGTTTCACCATCAAAGCGTTTCTGAGCCAAGACAACATGAGCTTCTTTTGTTACATTGTCATCGCTATCTTTTACTTCAGCAACTTTTTCAAATGCAACCTTTTTTGCAGATTTCAATGTACTATATTTAGACCATTTCATTATTTGTCCTTTAGTTATTGTTAATCCATACCTACATATTCAATTAAAACTTCAACAATTGGTGCTGTTGTAGGGTCTGTGTCGCTACCACTATAATTATTATCATTATGTGCTAAGTAAACATATAAATCTGCACTAGTTGTATCTAATGTAGATAATGCTGTATCTGTTCCTAAAGCACTTGCGGCATATCCTACTTTATTTGTATCTCCACTACCAACTGCTATACCATTATTTGTTCCATCAGCCGCACGACCAGACCAACATTCAACGCTTGTACTAATTAAATCTTGAACATTATTTAAAACAGTTCCATCTGTTCCACTACTATCTGTAGATAAACAAAGTTTTAAAGTGTGGTTTCCTTGATTACTTAATTGAGTTACTAATGCACAAGCCTTTGTAATAACTGCATATCGAGGTATCTTACATATTGCAGTTGTATGTGCTGGGTCATTTGCATCATCGCCACCTTTATTGCAAGTAACTGACTTAGTTACTGTTTTCCAAATAGATTGACCAATAACAGTTTCATTATCTTGAGTTGCTGTTTGTGAATATCCTATTGCAATCTGATACATAGCCGCACCACCAGTTACATTTGAACTTGTGCCAATACAAGTGTTAAATGCCCCAGAATTTGTAATTGTGTTTCCAGCATCTCTACCTACCGCAACATTAGAATAACTATCTCCACAAGAAGTAAGTGCATTATACCCGACAGCTGTATTATTAGAAGAAGTCGTAATTGCATCAAGAGCAGATGCTCCTACTGCTACATTATAATCACCAGTTGTAATTGCAGTCATGGCGTGGCGTCCAACAGCGACATTTTCTATACAAGAACTACCACCAGTAGTACCTTCCATTGCTCCGTGACCGACCGCTGTGTTTAAAGAACCATCATCTAAAAATCGCCCAGCATAAGAACCAATATAAGTACATTCTTGTGGAGTAGAGCCACTTGAATCTATATCCTCACCAGCCATATAACCAATCAAAGTACAATCAGAAGAATCAACCAACCCAAGTCCAGCTGAAGCACCTACTGCGACATTTCCAGTTCCAGAACTATTATTTAATAAAGCCGAGTGTCCAACTGCTGTATTATTTGCAACTGTATTAAATTTTAATGCTTGATAACCAACTGCCGTATTAGCACCTACATCAGTGGCTGTGTATAGAGCCTGTTTACCGATTGCTACAGATTCACTTCCAGAAGTAATATTATATGCACTTTCAGTACCGACTGCTACAACTCCAGATGCAGATGTTATATCAAGTAAACTTTCTTTTCCAATTCCAACATTTTCTGAATCTGCACCAGACCCTCCTTTACCAGCAGAATAACCGACATAGGTGTTGCTTGCTCCTGTAGTATAAAATCCAGCCTGATAACCAATTCCAGTATTGGCACTTGCACTTGAATTATGATATAAAGATTCATGCCCCATTGCAGTATTTCCACCGCCACCTACAACTGTAACAAGAGATGCATACCCTACTGCTGTATTATAATTGTTAGTAGTATTTGCAAGAGCTGTGAATCCTACGGCTGTATTGTAAACACCAGTTTCATTATCTTCTAAAGCTTGATAACCTATTGCTACATTACCAAACCCAGTTGTCAATGCATAAAGAGCAGAATATCCAACGGCTACTGTTCCGTCTGCATTACTTGGCATGCTACCGCCTGTAGTCATTACTCCACTTCCAGCAGAATCACCCATTAAAACAGTTCTATTTACTGTACTAAGATTATCGCCAGCACCTCTTCCTACTGCTGTATTTCTTGTTCCTGTTGTGATTGCCAACATACAATCAGAGCCAATACCAGTATTGTCGTCATTACTATTTCCATGAACTCCTTTACCAGCATTTGAACCAATGAAAGTATTGTCATCGCCAGTAGCGTTATTTGAGCCTGCCTTGTGTCCGAAATAGGTGTTATCTACACCACCCGATGCGATGTCCTCACCAGCCAAATATCCAAAGATTGTATTCGCACTTGTGCCATCTGAACCACCAGTACCGCCACTATCATTATTTGTAAGTGAGATTCTGGAGTTGGAATCAATAGTAACTCTCTGCGTTCCAGCAGTCCAGAATTGTAATGCTCTATCTGCATTGTCATAAACCAATCTACCATCCAAAGCACCATCAGTAGGATTGCCAAACATAACAGCCCCATCTTTTGCTTCTGGCGATAAAATTGATATTAATGAATGGTCGCTATTTTCAACAGTTAATACAGTATTAGAATCACTTGCTATGCTACCAGCAGATGCTTTATGAATGTGCAATGTTTGGTCTGGAGAAGCCGTACCAATTCCCACACGGCTATTTACAGCATTAACAAATAATACATTTTTATTATTTGCAGAGCCTATCCCCACGTCTCTATCGCCATCACCTTGTATTGATAAATCACCGCTATCACTTGTAATGCTTCCAATAGCTGAACCACCACCAGTTTGAACTTGTAAACTTGCCTTAGTTGTAATTTCTTCCGTAGCTGTGATTTCATTAACAAAAGTAGCATCACCAGTTGTATCATCAATCGTTAATCTGGTAGTATTATCTGTTTTGA